CATCAACTTTTTCAACTGACATAATGCTTGCAAATTGATTTGCTGGTGAATCTACAAGAGAAAGTTCAACAAGATCATAGTCTTTAATAACTCTGATTGTCTTACTTAGTTCTTCGTTATATGCATCGTCCCACTTATTCATTCGTCCCCCAATAGAAAAACCAGTATATGTTCCATCAAGAACCTTTTCCCATGCATTTTGTGCACCCTTTGAAATATATGTAGAAACATAAATTCCCTTATAAAACTTTTTTGTTTCTGGATCAAAATATTTTTCTTCTTTAAAATTAATCATTTTTCCAACTGCTGAAGGCTGATGCATTTCACGAATGTTTCCACGGAACTTTGCAAAAGCACTCATAGATGCTTCTGTTGTTACAATATCATCTTGTTTGTCAACGTTATCAAGTGATGCAAAACCAGACACAATTCTTTTTTCAATATCTACCTTACCAAAGGGCATTGATAGACGAACATTGTCGCCACTAGTGGTCCAAAAAGCCTTATTTATATTCATGATGTATTCCATTATACCAAATGTTTTTATATATTTCTCAGTTATTGAGACGCTCTACCCTCACCTTGTGGGTTTCTTCCAGTTACTGTTGCTGGCCCATCAGATTGAGTATTTGTTCTTTGTGAATCACGTTGTCTATTTCCCGCAAGATTTGCTGCTGCATCTGTTGCTTGTCTTGGTGACATTACAAAAGGAACATCGCCGTCCTTACGTTGAGGAAGATCAATTGCTTCACGAGCCTCATTTGGTGTCATAACCTGAGTCTTTACATATCTTTCAATAATCTGAGACTGAGCAATCTCATCAGTAAGTGTAAATTCATTAAACTTAAGTTCAAGAATATCTGTTTTTTCTTTAATAATTTTATTTATAACTTTTTCAAGATGATGTTGTGCTGGTCTGGCAACTTGTTCTTTAAACGTGCGATCTTGAGATAAGGCTGCTGCAAGACCAGACTCTGATCCACCAAGTTTAGAAATAGGAACTTGATGAGCAATTAAAATATCATCACGATTTTGTTTGCGATATTCTTTAAATGATCCATCCTGAATACCATTTTCAATTGGCTCCATTTTAAATTCAACTTTATTTTGATCTGTATCTCCAGGAAGAGGTATATAAAGTGTTCTGTGAGATTGAGATTTTAATCCTGTTTGCAAAAATCTAAACATCTTATCTTCTGCATCCGAAGAAAGTTTTGCTCCCTTTAATGTAATGATATATCTTGGAACTGCTTTATTTTCAAAATAATCGATATTGTATTGTGAAGCCAATTGGTCTCCAACAAGAGATGGAAGAGCAGAAACAATATCTGGAATTCCATAGTATGTATTTAATGGAGAGTATGACTTAATATGAATAATTTCATTGGGTCTATTATCTGCTGAAACTGGATTTGGATTATTTGCTCCAAAATTTCTAAAGTAAACTACAACTTGACCAATAATTTGAAGATATCCATCATTTAATCTTCTAACACGAACTGTTGTTGATGGTATGTGTCCAACATAGCCAATTTCTCCATTAATAGTTCTTCCTATTTCGATGAAGCCATTTCCTGTTGATTCAAGATCTGTATAAACCTTTTCCATAATTTTTGTAAAACTATCATCATCATTAAGACTTTCAAGCCAATCACGTAATTCAATCTTTGCTCTTTCAATTCTTTTCTTTGCTCTATCTGTTGCTGCTTGATCTTCAGATGTTTCTAATCTTAGCGCAGTTCTATCTGCAATATCAAACCTATAACCAAGTCCAACAATATTTTCTACTTTTGCATCAATAGCAGCATGATTGGCAAAAGATGTATCATAAAAATTTGCTAATTCGTATAAATTATATGGTGGTGTAATAACATCAAATAGGCCATAACCATTTCTATAAACTGTTCCAGGATTTAATGCTTTTGAAGAAGCATCCTCTATACCAGAAGGATCTGCATTTGCTGAATCAAGATATTCTTGTGTTGGAATAACAGACTTATTAACCTGTCTTGCAATCCTTCTTTTAAAATTTTGATTTAATCCAGAATAATCTTTTAAATACTCCCAAGATTTATTAAATGGATCCTGTTCTTGAAAAACATTGTCTTCTTTAGACTGAGTATTTAAACTTGCTGGAATATAAGTAAACTCTTCTTCATCATTCATCAAAATTACTTCTTCCATGTGTATCTAAAGTTTGTTGTGCTGCATGCCAGGCTCCAAGATCGTTCATTGATGGAATTAATCCCTGTATCATTCTATCTTTTTGTTCTGAATACTCTTCTTCTGAAATTCTAGTAAGACCTGGAACAAAATGAGCAGTACCTTGACCATCATCACCAAAAGACATGGCTGCCCTCTTTAGTTCTGCTATCTTTGAAACATCACCTTTATTAGCAGGTATGTTTAAAACAGATCCAGTACCATCTGTATACCATTTTCCATTTGACTTTTTATAAACATAAAGTCCCCAGTCATAATGCTTATCAATGATCTTACGACGCACATTGTTGACTATTGGTTTACCAGTTTTTGGGTTTATTAAAGAATCCATAACCATAAGTATACCAGATTAAACAGGTGAGCCTACAGATATTGACCACGATGTATCTTTATATATTTTTAACTTTTCAGCATCAAAAATAATACCTTCTTGATCATCTATAATTATTTTATTAGTTCCCATATAGTTTGAATGTATTTCTTTTGCATTAACGCCATATAGAGATGATGTAGAAATAACCAAAACACCATCCCAATTATAATTATTTAGCCAGTAGGTCCATTGTCTTTGGGTAAGTCCTTCTTGCTTAACTTTCTGCCACGGTCTGGTTATCTTACTTTGAACCTGTTGGAGATTATTGGCTTGATAGTATGAAATATTATTAAATAATGCAGGACTATTTAAATTAATAGACCCTTTAAATAAATCAAAGTTTAGTTCTGATCCAAAATTTATTCCTAAAATTGACCATTCCTTAAGAGTCAATACAGGTTCTCTAGTTAGTAGACCATTAATAAAATATGATATTCCGTTAAAATTTAATCCCGTAGTTTTACTTTTTGCATAAATTTTTGCTCTTTTTCCAGTTGTATCATTTGCAACAATATAAAAAACAATAGTATCTGCCTTATACTTTAGTTCAAACAGCGGTGTTTGCACTGCTGGGAAAGACTTTTGATCATATCTTATCCAACATTGCATTGCGCTTAGTCTATAATTTTCTGCAATTGATTGATTAATTGGCATAGATATTCCACGATCAAAACTATAATCAAAGTCTCCACGAACTTGAATGCCAGATGTTTTATTTATATAAAGATATGGGGTGCTTCCTTTATAAATACTAAATGGATTTTTTGATTTATAATCATAATATATTCCAGACTTTTTATATGGAAATATGTCTGTTCCAAATTTAGTTCCAACTGGATTAAAAGAGTTATTATTAAGTGCTTGAGATGCAATTTCTAGTTTTCTTAACAAAATTGGTTTAGTTAATATTCCACGAATATTAAATTCTAAATGATAAACAATTGCAATTTTATTAAAATCAATATCTTTTCTTGGATATATAATTGTGTTATCTACAACTTCAAATTTTGTAGTTTCCCATGAAGAGTAATTAGAAACATCAATAACTCCATTTTCTTTTGCTGTTACAATATTATCAAAACTATTTTCTAATAAATTTGCTCCATTTAAAATATATTGGAATGTTACATAACTTTTAATTGAAGACTTTGTAGTGTTATAGGAATAAGACTTTAATGATTTTTCATTAAGATCTTGATAATTTTTCCATCCAGTTAATATTGTATTATCCAACTGGCTGTAGGTTTTTTGAACTGGACTTGAATAAAGAACTTTTAATTCATTATATGTCCATGATCCAGTTAATTCTGATTCTAATAAAGTAGAGTTTGATGGATATCCAATATTAAACTGTAAAAAATCTAAATCATAAAATGAATTACCTACATCATTTTGCACATATTTAGCAAAATAAGATAAAGGCATATAGTCTTCCCAGTATCCAGAAACACCTATATCTAAAAATAATTTTTCATATGCATGTATTGGCAAAAGTGTATAACTTGCAGTGTGATCTAAAAGTTCTTGAGTATATTCTAATTTTGCAATTCCGTTTTGATTAAAATAATTTTCTATTTTTGTTAAATTTAATAATGTTGAAAAACCTATTGAATAAATGTAACCTTTGAATGTTTTAGAACCAGATCCATCTCCACCAACATATAGGCTTAAGGAATTTTGATTGCCAAAAAATGTAGCAACATTTCCTCCAAATGTATCAATAAAACTTTTAATGTTTAGTCCTGCAGAAAAAATTTCACCAACATTGATATTCTCAACCCTGTATATTTCTTCTGTTGCTCCAGAATATGTGAGGCAATAAACTATATCTAAACCATCTACTTTAATTGTAAAATTATTTCCACTTGTTAAACTATATATTTTAAATAAAATTTCTTCATCTTGGTCTGTGCCACTACCCTCTTCATTTATTTGAAATACGCCATAAATAGATGCAACTTGAGAGTTTAAAACATTAAAGTTAGTAAAATTTATGTATGCTCCCTGATCATTCCAGGAATTGTCTGGATTTAAACATATAAATCTTTCTAATGATCCAATATCTCCACTTGTTATGTTGGTATATAAATCATCAGATGCATCGTATAATTCTTGAATTGTTTTTGTTCCTGTAAAAATTTGTGGTAAAGAATATTGAGGAGTTGTTAATGATTTTTCAGTTGTATTTAAATTATCAAAACTTCCTTGTTGCCATTCAGCAAAATCTGGGTAATTATAGTTTGCAGTGTATTTAGAAAAAGAGTAATCAATTACAGCAGAAGTTCCACTGTAGGATGCATCAATATTTTCTGACGATCCAACACCTTGACCATAAACATATCTTCTTTTTGCAACAATTTCTGGAACTTGATATGAATATATAGCAACACAATCAATATCTATTGTATCTACATCATTATAACAATAAAAACCTAGCCAATCCTTATTAACTGATTCAGGAAGTATAATGCTATTTGTTGAAAAATCTAGAGAAATTACTTGTTCTCCATTTATTAAAACTGTAGCATTATTATCAATAACTCTTAAATGAATCAGCATTGGCCTAAACCATTCACCAACAAAGTGTGAACTAAAGTTTCTATTTATTAAAAGAGTTAAAAATCCACCTTCAACATATAGACCATCATTACTTCCTATTGGTCCAAATATTCTTTTTGGTTCAAATGTATCTGAGTTTATTCTTGCCCAAAATTCAATAGTATAGTTGTTATATCTTCCACTTTCATGCAAAAATCCTTTTCCTGGAAAAATTATAGAAGGATCATTATTATCATTTTGTGTTAATTTTGTTATATTTGAAGCGCCAAAAACTAATGGTATTCCAGTATTTTTTGCAACAAGAGATTTATCTTTTACAAGATAATATGCTGTGTCAGAAGAAATTCCATATGCTGGTGCTTCTATAACTTTACTTGTAGTTGCTAAATCAATATGATTAGGAAAATTTGTGGGGAATATTCCTAACGATGTTGAATTAAATTCTTCTGACCATTGACCAACTGATATTCCATTAAAATAAAAAATATAATCATCTTCAGAAATTCCACCAGCATTTGTAACAATTTTTAATAATATTCTAAACTCTGTATTTTCATTTGGTATGTCAAATGTTCCAGAGATAAATGCCCATGATTGATATACTGATGTTTGAAAATCATTAAAAACTCTTATAACTTTAGATGTTGTTGTATCTGTATATTCAAAACCAATTGATACTGATTCTAAGTGAACGCTGTCAGAATAAAAATATGTTCCTATACAAAAAGTTTCAAGGTTTTGATCAAGATCAGAAAAGTTTTTAAGGTATGGACTCCAGGCTATTGTTTCGTGTCCATTTTCAGCAGGAACATTAGAGTAAACAATTGTTGTTGTACTATCTGGAAAAGGTACACCAACTGGTGGGGTTGTTACTGGGGTCGAACCACCACCAATGCCGTCCCAAACAGATCCTATGTTTCTTTGCTCTTCTGTAATTAGACTAATATAATCTAATTTATCGTCTAATGCCCAAAGAACTAGTGGGTGCTCACTAAAAATCTTTTCTGCATATAAATTAGATGGATTAGACATTTTTCTCCTATAACCTTATTATAGCAGGATGAAGTCTAATATAATTTAATCTCGCATGCATCTGTTGAACAATAGGCTTCACCCTCTGCTTCAAGATTTTCAATGCCATCATAAATAGCAGACCAATCAATCTTTCCAATTGTTCCAACATAAGAGTTATATTCTTCTCGTGTTATTTCTGAATATGGTTGTTGAGGATAAACCTTATCTCCCATTGGCAAAAATGAAACTGCCTTTAATTGTCCTTCATACATGTTAAGTGCTGGAGCAATAAATTTTGCTTCATCTTCTTTATTAAATGAAAGGGTAACAGAGACACCATTATCAGACCAATACTTTTGAGCAGTTGCTGCCAAACCAATCTTTTCAAATAGGCTAACTTGTTTTTCTGCACGTTTATGTCCAGATGCTACTGGGAAATAAACTACTGAAGTATTTGCTGATACTAAATCTGCTTCAATTTTATATCCCGCTGCTTTAAATAAATGAAGCATTGGATCAGTGTTTCCAAAACGAATAGCACGAAGATAAAATTCTCCACCAGGTCCCCAATGAACTCCAGGAGTAGCACCAGATAGAAGTGATACAGATCCAGATGGCTTTACTGTTGTTACACGAACTGATTCACGAACACAAAGCCATTCTGAGTATTGATGATCATAATGACGAATTTTATTATAACCTTCATCCATCCATTCACGAGTTGTTGGCAGTCCGTTAGTATCTGCAAATGAGGCAATACCTGTCAAAGAAGTTCCAATACGACGATTTCTTTGCATAATACCATTTGTCTGTTGCCAATGTGTAGGCATAAGAGTTACAGTCTTTCCATAAAGATAAGCAAACTTCAACGTCTTGAGGAAATCCTCCTTGGATTCATGACGATTAAGATGCACTTCTACAAGTGTACATAGTTCGTAACTTTCCAATGGCTGCTCCGCACAAGGGTTGAAGCCCATAATACGAGTATCCTTGTAATCAGGAGCATCCGCAAGACGGCCATAATCACGAGCAACATCAAGCCAAATAAAACCTGGCTCTCCATTGTCTGCAATTAAATTTACGTAGTCTTCATATTTTGTTCCAACTGTTGCTGAAATAGAGTTATTACTCATCCATGCCCAACCTGGTTTTTCTGGATCATAGGAATTGCGCTCTGGAAATACTTCTGGATTTTTAAGATTAATAAATTCATCATCTTCTGGTGTACCAAGAGCAAGGGTAGCAGAACGACGAACATTTCCAGAAACAACACATGTTCCAATAAGATTGACAATATCTACAATAGCACGACTATCAAGCATATCTCCAGCCCTAGAGCCAATAACATTTTTAATGCGTGTATGGAGATCAATAAGTGGTGCTGGACCGCTTGCAACGCCTCCAAAGCCCTTAATTGGGGCTCCTAGAGGACGGATAAGGTCATAGTTAAATTCTTGAATTGATTGATTCTGACGTAAAAATGAATTAATTAAAAGACGAACAGATTCTACCCAACCTTCACGAGTATCTGGAATTTCATAAATAGATACTGGTTCAGTAGGAGCATAAATAGACATTTGCTTATCTTGTCCAAGAGTATCAAATCCTACTCCAATACCTAACATTAATGCATCCATTACCCAAGCAAATAATGCTCCAGGATCATTACGGTCAATATCACGAGTAGATACCATTGCACAATTTTGAAGAGATGCTGAGTTGCGCTTTTCCATAGTCATTGGAGTTCCAAATGCCCAAAGACCACGACCTGGTGGAGTCCACTTTAATTCAAACATTCTTTGAAATGCTTCTTGTGCAGACTTTTGTGCTTTATTATCATTCCAAGGTAGACGATTATCTTTAGCATGATTTTTTTGTACTGAATACATACCCTCGATTACACGCTTACAAACTTCATGCCAGCGTTCTTTTGTTCCATCTTCCTTAACACGAGAATATGTACGAATAAATGTAATTTCTCCTAACGAGTTTGATCCTGCATCCGAAAATCCAAATGGCGCTGGAATATTATTATATTTATTTACAAATTCATCTGATAGACGAAAAGAGAATACTGTTTCTGACATTTAATTACCTTTCATGATAAAAATAAGTTGAGTACTTTATAAAAACTAAAGTAGTCCTTAAGTATATCATATATTTAAAAGAAAAACACGCTTAATAAAAGCGTGTAAATCTTTAGTTTATGTTTAGTGCTTTAGTTTTTAGTAAGCACCCATAATTACCATAAGTTCATTTGCTCCACTGCTTCCACCGCTTGATGCAGCCCATTGAACTCCAGAACCAGTTGATGTAAGAACATAGCCATTAGTTCCAGCAGAACCACCAGCAGTTAAACTACCAGTGAGAGTTAAATTATTTTCTGTTAAACCTGTAATTGTTGTTACAGTTGCTCCAGAACCAATTGAAGTTGATCCCAGTGTAGGTGCAGAATATCCTGATACTGTGCCCCATGAAACGTTGGTTCCATCAGATGTTAGGTACTTACCATTTGCTGAAGCCTGTGAAGGAAGAACAGCATTTGCTGCACCTGCTTGTGTAGTTGCTCCAGTGCCACCCTTATTGAGAGCAATTGTTGTAGCAGACCAAGTTCCTGTAGCAATTGTACCAAGAGTTGTAATATTTGTTGATCCAGCCCATGTTGAAATTGCTGTATTTTCTACATTTGCAAGACTAATATCTGATTTTGTAATTCCAGTAGGACTATTAATTACTGGAGAAGTTAAAGTTTTGTTTGTAAGAGTTTCAGTTTTAGATGCAGTTGATTTAGCATCTAATTGTGTTTGAATTGATGAAGTTACTCCATCAAGATAACCAATTTCAGTATCTGATACTCCTGTTACTCTTAATTGAATAACTGATGAATCTACTGTAATAGTATTTGATGCATCTGTATATGTAAGTCCTGAACCAAGAATTCCGCCTACCGCATCTTGTGCTGCTTCATTAAAATCTGAGATTGTTGATGCTGTCTGTGATCCTGTATGATTTGAACGAGCAAGAGGATCTGTTGCCAATTTGCTTAATGCAATTGCTGCAGATGCATTAATGTCTGCATTAACAATTGTACCATCAGCAATCATTGTTGATGTAATTGCTTCAGATCCAATTGAAAATGTTGAACCAGTTAATGTTAATCCTGTACCAGCCAAATATGTACCTGCACCAGAAAATTGTGTAAATGTAATTGAATCTGTTCCTATTGTTGTTACTGTGGATGTTTGTACCCAGCCAGTTGTTCCATTAGAAGTGCCACTTTCTACATAAATAAAATCTCCTGCATCAACTTCTGGAACTGTATCATAATCTGATGCACGAGTTAAAAGCCAAGATGAACCTGCTGAACCTGCTGTTGTTACAATATATACACCATTTTGTAAACTAGATGATTGATTTTTAATTAAAACTCTATTTCCAACTGAAAGAGATACTCCATCTAGTGTTAATGCTCCATTACCTGCTGGTGCAATTGTTGCTCCAACTCCAGATGTTCCATTATTATATGTAGTTCCTATTGCAACAGTTGTTGCTGCTTTTACAGAAGCATGTACGTTTAATCCAGCAGTTGCTGCATCAACATATGATTTTGTTGCTGCATCTTGATCAGCAGTTGGATCTAAAAGATTTGTAATTTTTTGACTGTTCATTGAGAATGAACCAGTTGGTGCTGTTAAATCTGTTACTTTAGAAGTTCTAACTTGTGTGTCAAAGTTAGAAATTGTGCTTGCTGTTTGTGTGCCTGTATGGTTTGCACGAGCAAGTGGATCTGTTGCTAGTTTAGATAGAGCAATTGCTGCTGATGCATTAATATCACCGTTAACAATTGCTCCATCTGCAATTTTTGCTGAAGTTACTGCTGAATCTTTAATTTCTGCTGTGTCAACTGCATTATCTGAAATCATTACATTTGTAATT